TCAAGGCCTTTCATCCCAAAACTCAAGAGATGACAAAAAATAGGTTGGTTGAGATTGATTTTAAGAATGGTGATGTAATGCACTTCTTTGGTTACATTGCACAAAAGATGGCTATATAAGGAGAGATAATATGGAACAAGTTGCAGTTATACACACAGCGTTTGAGGACACACCGTCTACAGTTGCTTTCGTAGAGATACCTAATGATGCAAAGACAACTATTGATAAGTTGGAATTCGCATATAGGTGGACACAAAATATCATGGACAGTTGGTCTTTGAAAGGCCCTGGCGATAGTAACGATATGGTTACTGTTGTTGGAGAACTTCCAGTGGTTGATGGAAAAAAATATGGTCTAAGGTCTACTTCAGTAGGTGACCAGATTTTGGTTGGTACTGAAAAGTATGTAGTCGCACCAATGGGATTTACAACACTTGATGGAGAACTAGTATGAGTAATCTAGTGAATGAACAAGTCAAAGAGTCTATTCTTGATGAGGTAGAATCAATGACAATTGCTCAGTTCCAGAATGCAGTGGATAAGGCTGGTATTTCTGGAAATACTGTCATTGATGAAATGGTAGAGAATTTAGTGGAAACCCTTTTTGAACAGAGGAGTATATAATGGGTGCAGTGAAAAGTATTATGATGGATGTAGAAGAATTTGTGTATGACTTCTATTCTAGTGATGGTGAGTTAATGGAATCACCAAAGGTAATTATTGAGAAGGCCATCGAAAAGTTTGGTTGGTCATTCGGTAGTTATGCCAGTGAGGTTATTGAGAATGCTCAAGAGGAGTGTGGTGCTACTTGGGATTGGAACAAATCTGTATCACAGAATCTAGTTGGTTTTGAGATGACAGATGACACGATTCCTTTTTAGTGTAGTTGTTATAATAACATTGAGTGGATGTAGTGCAATAGAAACTTCCACTCAAATATATCAGATGTGTAGGTATCAAGATAGATGCCCAGTTGAAGTGTTAGGAGATTGGTTAAATGGTAAATAAATTTGTTATTGGAACATTTGGTGTACTAGGACTTGCAAGTTGTAATTATGCAGTTGCCGATACGCCATGTGATTATGTGAAGGATGTTCAAACGAATTGGACACACCAAATCGAAAAGACAGAAAACATCAAACGTGATGTGTTTCCTTACGTTGAAAACACTCGTAAGTGTGTAATGTCTATGGATGTAACGATTAATGGACAGACCTACCCTACTGAGGGGGATTACATCTTTGGGCCTGATATGACTGAGAACGATGCTTGTGATAACGCCACAGTAAATGCTAAGAAGTCTATTATTTCAGAAGTGTCACCAGAGGTTCTAACTGCAAAGACAAATATGAATTGTTCGACTAAAGATGAGATGCCAGTACACGTTGCTGCTCCACAGCCAAAAGTAAACATTACTGAGAGTCCAGTAGTAATTACTGGCGAACCAGTAGTAACTGAAAGAATTATTTCTTCAGAAGTTGTTGACAACACCCCCAATAGTGTGGTACAGTATATACCAAATGGAAATACAATTTCAATCGGAGGATTTACGATTGGATTTAACGGATACAAACAGCCAGGTAAGTGTTACTCAAATTGGAGAACTGGTGGAACGGACTGTTACTAATGGGTAAAATTATAATTGGAATTTTGTTGGGTATTGTTTTGATAACATATTACCCACAAATAGGATCAGTCTTGACAGATATTTTTGTCGAGTCTGGTATTCGTGATGATCTAGTGAACTTACTGGAAGGGGTTTAATAATGAAGAAGATCATGTTACTTGGAGCTGTCGCACTACTTGGTGCTTGTAGTTCCAATAAAGTGGTGGAGACTGCAATGACAGTTCCACCAAACTCTATTGTAGATACGAGTACATATGTCTACAAATCTAAGGTAGTTAATGAACAGATTGAGGTTATTCCCGATTGGTTCAAGAAAATGCCAGAGAGCGACACTGCAATCTATTCTACAGGAACAGCGGCAACATCTGATTTACAGTTGTCTATTGATCTTGCAGTATTGAATGCAAAGACAACACTTGCTGACCGTATCAATGGTCGTGTTCGTTCTCAGACCAAATCATTTGTTGCAAAAATTGGTAATGAAGAAATTGGTAGTTCAGTCCTATCAGAAGTTGAGAAGGCAACAAAGAACATCATTGCAGATGTAGATGTTGCTGGATACAAAGTTTCTGAAACTGAGATTGTATCAAACGGGCCTAAGTATCGTGCCTACGTTCTGTTGGAATATTCTGATAAAGAGGCAAACAAGATTATCTTGAATCGCCTGCGTAAGGATAGAATGCTCTTGTCAAAAATCAAGTCCACAAAGGCGTGGGAAGAACTTGATAATTCTGTTACAGAACAGAAAGAAAGTGATGCCATCGAATCAGAAAACAACATGAAGGTATTGACACAATAATGTTGAATGAACTGATTTTTTCGTTAATAGTTGCAACATCACCAGTACAGGAAGCAACAGACAGTTCTGTTAATTCCTTTCTGGCTGATGAGGCATACTGTCTCGCAGAGAATGTATATCACGAGGCACGAAATCAACCCAAAGTTGGACAGATGGCAGTCATGTCTGTAACACTCAATCGTGTATCAGATCCACGTTTTCCTAATACAGTTTGTGAGGTTGTCAAAGAAGGCCCATCAAGGCCAAGTTGGAAGGATCAGACGGTTATGATTCCTATTAAACACAGATGCCAGTTCAGTTGGTATTGTGATGGCAAATCAGATCGTATTAATGATATGGAAACATTTGATAATATTTTTCTCTTTACATCTGGACTAGTTGATGGTACAATAACACTATTAGATGTAACAGATGGTGCAACACATTATCACGCAGATTATGTAGAACCAGCCTGGGCAAAGACGAAAACTAGAACTATCGAAATTGAAGATCATATCTTTTATAGGTGGGAACGATGAACATATTTTATTTGAGTAACTATGTCGATGAGTGTGCAAAGATGCACGTTGATAGTCATGCAAGTAAAATGATTATTGAGTATGCTCAACTTATGTCCACTGCACATCGTGTATTGGATGGTGAAGAGTATTATGGTAAAACTGCAAATGGACGCAAAATTAAACGGTGGAAACTGAACTCTAATCTTGAACAGGTTCTATACAAGGCATCTCATGTAAACCACCCTAGTGGTATTTGGGTTCGACAATCGAGAGCAAACTATGAATACCTCTATGAATTGTGGACACATCTAAATGATGAGTTTATGTATCGTTATAACAAAGATGTACCACATGAGAGTTATCGTAAATTGCATGAGGCACTTGCATTGCCCCCTAAGAATATTTCAGAGGGAGAATTTACACAACCAACTCCAGCAATGCCTGATGATGTAAAAGATAAATGTTCAGTTATGGCTTATCGAAATTACTATATAAGGTACAAACAACATTTAGCAAAATGGACTAAAAGAGGAGCGCCGGATTGGTATGAGCAAGTGGGATTACGAACTGCCTGAACTTAGGGCAAAGGTTGCAAATTTGACAGCAGAAAACGAAGCACTAAAACACGATTTGAAAGAACTAACTAGTTCTTACTATGGTGTACTAAATAGACTAAGAGATGCTACTTCTACAGAACCACTAACTCCATATGAAGAAGAGAAGTGGGAAGAGCATCGTAAACGTATTATGGAAGAAAAATAGTATATGCCAAATTATGATTTTAGGAATGTGAACACTGGTGAAATTGAAACTCATCACATGAGTTGGAAAGAACTAGATAAGTTCAAAGAAGATCATCCTAGTTTAGAAAGAGTTATTACTGCACCAGCAATTGTTGGTGGATTGGGTAGTGGTGGTATAAAGCCAGGTGGTGGTTTAGATGAAGTATTCGCCAAAGCCGCAGAGGCACATCCCAACAGTCCACTCGCAGATAGGTATGGTAAGAAAACTATTAAACAAGCAAAGACTGATGCTGTAGTTGCAAAGCATCGAAAAAAATGGAGTAAAGAATAATGGCAAAGGCAAAAGATATTCGCATTGATAATATGGTTTCTGTTAGTGCAGTAACAGAAAATCAAAAGAAAGCATTTGCTGATTACAAAGTAGGAAAGAACCTTTTCTTATATGGTGCTGCTGGTACTGGTAAAACTTTTATTACATTGTATCTTGCATTGCAAGAGGTATTGAGAAATGAATCAAAATACGATTGTGTATATATTGTTCGTAGTGCAGTACCAACTCGTGAGATTGGTTTCTTGCCTGGCGATGAAGAAGATAAAACAGCTTTGTTCCAAGTTCCTTATCAGAACATGGTAAAGTTTATGTTTGAACAACCTAATGAACAGGCGTTCAATCTGTTGTATGATAGATTAAAGAACCAAGGTTCGCTAATGTTCTTGACAACTTCCTTTTTGCGTGGTATCACATTAGATAACGCAATCATCATTGTTGATGAGGCACAGAACCTTAACTTCCATGAACTGGACACAATCATTACTCGTGTCGGTATGGATTCAAAGATTATGTTTTGTGGCGACTTCTTCCAATCTGATTTGCAGAAACATTCAGAGAAAGAAGGCATCAAACACTTTATGAGTATTCTTAGAGGGATGCAGTCATTCTCAAATATTGAATTTACATTAGGCGATATTGTTCGCTCTGGTATGGTGAAAGAATACCTTATCAGTAAGATTAAGAAAGAACAAGAAAATGGGTAAAAAGAAACAAAGAGCCAACCAAACATCAAAGGGCGAAAGAAATAGTGTTGCTCGTTCTACAGTAAAAGCAATGCGTAGAGACTATATGCAAAGTAGTGATAGAGTGAATAATCAACTCGCTGCATTTCTAAGGGGTAAGAATGTCATGTTGACTATTCCAAACCCAAATAAGAACGAAACGAATAAAAGAATGATTCGTGTTCCAGCTACAGAAGTGTGGCGCCGTGGTGGTAAAAAAGTTTAATAACTAAGAGGACTATATTATGTTTAATCATGTACCAATTGATATCCCAGAGGTATCTACAAAGACAATCAACCGTAAGCGTTTCTATGATACGCCAACTGGTTTTTATCCATCCATTACAACTGTATTGGGTGTTCGTAAAGAAAAGAAAGAAGGACTGCAAGCCTGGCGTAATCGGGTTGGTAACGATGTTGCTAATCACATTATGCGAACTGCTGCATCTCGTGGAACTGCTGTTCACCATATGTGTGAGGACTTCCTAAACAATAAAGAAGTTATCAAAGAAGAACAATCGTTCTTGCCTTGGTGTTTGTTCTCACAACTAAAACCAACTCTAGAAAGCAACATAAATAATATATACGCTCAAGAGTGTGGACTTTGGAGTGAGAAGTATCGTGTTGCAGGTCGTGTAGACTGTATTGCAGAGTGGAATGGTGTACCATCCATTATTGATTTCAAAACTTCTCGTTCAGAACGAAAAGATGATTATAACTTTGAGTATTATATTCAGGCATCTGCTTATGCAGAGATGTTTGAAGAACGTACTGGAATTGAGATTAATCAAATCGTGATTCTTGTAGTAACTGAAGATGGACTTGTTCAAGAGTTCGTTAAAGAGAAGCACGAGTATTTGCCTCACCTTATCGAAACCATTGATCAGTTCACTGAACAATGGGAAAAAGAAAATGAAGAAACTACTGATAGGAGTGTTACTGCTACCGCTTAGTACAATGGCCTTTGCAGAACCAAAAGACTTGCCAGAGGAAGAAACACGCCCTCAAGTGTTTGAGGCTCAGAAACCAGTAACTTGTACATCTGATCCTTACGATAAAGTAAAGCAAAACTTTTTGAAATCTCATGGAGAAGTTGGTTTGATGAGATACATGGGTGATGTTGGAACTGGTGTTGAAATTATTGGTAATGTTGATACTGGAACTATTACTATATTAGAATTTATACCATCATCTAAAGCTACTTGTTTTATTTCTATGGGTAAAGGATTAGAAATCAATAGTAATATTTTTCAAAAGGCAAATAAAGGTATTCCAACTAAATTTATCTATTGACATTTGAATACCGCTGTGGTATAAATAAGATACAGTTTGTTGATACAAACCGAATACTAGACAGGACGGCGGGGCAGTACCGCCCGCCTCCACCATAAACACACTGAGGAAACCATGAT